CCGCACCCCACGCCCGACCCACTGCGCGACGCCCTGAGCCGGCGCGCCGACGCCCCGACGCCCGAGGCGGCCCACGCCGCCATGGTCGAGACCCTCCGCAACGCCTGGAAGCCCGCAGGAGCCCGCTGATGCCCCCCGTCCAGACCAGCTATCCCGCCCGGCCCGCCGCCGCCTACGAGGGCATGGCCGCCGACCAGAACCCGACGACGATCGTGAGCCGCACCGTCGAGACCCCGGAGGGGATCGGCTTCGGCCGCGCCGTCTTCCAGGGCACCCGCGACGAGAGCATCGCCGCCGCGGGCGCGGTGTTCCGCGGCATCGCGCTCGCCGACCGCAACGCCCGGCCGTCCCCGGGCGGGGCCGACCTCTTCGCCAAGGGCGAGACCGCCCCGGTGATGACCTCCGGCGCGGTCTGGGTCGTCACGGCCTCGGCCGCGAGCGCGGGCAGCCCCGCCTACGTCACGCCCGCCGGCGCGATCACGGCCGCCGCCTCCGGCAACGCCCCGGTCCCGAACGCCCTGTTCGACACCTCCGCTCCCGCCGGCGGCCTCGTCCGCCTGCGCCTGAACTGACGAGAGGCTTACTCATGACCCGCACCCTTCTCGCCGACGCGCCCCGGGCGCTCGCCTTCCTGGTCAGCCAGCAGGCCTTCATCGAGCCGACCGTCTACCGCGCCCGGTACCCGGCGATCCGCTATCCGCGCCTCGTGCCGGTCGACACCGCGGCGCCCGAATGGGTGCCGACCGTGACCTACTTCTCGGTCGACCGGGTCGGCCAGGCGACCTGGGTCCACGGCGCCGCCGCCGACGTGCCGAAGGTCGAGCTCACGCGCCGCCAGCACGAGACCGCCGTCGCCATGGCGGGCATCGGCTACGGCTACGACCTGGAGGAGCTCGGCAAGGCCCAGCTGCTGGGCATGAATCTCGACGCCGACAAGGCCGATGCGGCGCGGCTGGCCTCGGAGGAGTTCATCGACCAGGTCGCGCTGTTCGGCGATCCCGCCAAGGGCTTCTCCGGCCTCCTCAACCACCCGGGCGTCACGGTCGGCAGCGCAGCGGCGACAGGGGCGAACGGCAGCACCGCCTGGGCGCAGAAGACGCCGGAGCAGATCCTCGCCGACGTCAACGGCCAGTTGATCGGCATCTTCACCGGCTCGAACACCGTCGAGATGGCCGACACCCTGCTGCTGCCCTACGAGCAGATGCTCGGCATCGGGCTTCGCCGCCTCGACGGGATCAGCCCGCTCACCCTGCTCGACTGGATCCGGCGCCACAACGTCTACACCCTGGAGACCGGCCAGGAGCTCACGGTCTACGGCGTGCGGGCGCTCGAGACCGCCGGCACCGGCGGCACCGCCCGCCTCGTCGCCTATCGCCGCGACCCCTCGGTGCTGAAGCTGTGGCTGCCGATGCCGTTCCGGTTCTTCCCGGCCTGGCAGACCGGCCCGTGGCGCTTCGAGGTGCCGGGCGCCTTCCGGCTCGGCGGCCTCGACATCCGCCGCCCCGCCGCCTGCCGCTACCTCGACGGCATCTAGGGGAGGCTTCGCGCATGATGCGGGTGACGAACCACGCCGCCGGCCCCCGGCTGGTCTGGCCGAAGGGCGCGCGGACGCCCCGGCTGCTCGTGCCCGGCGAGAGCGCGGTGATCGCGCTGCCCGACCGGACGGATCCCTGCCTCGCCGCCTGGGCGGCGGCGGGGGAGATGCGGATCGAGGCGGCGGAGCCCGGCGAGGACCCACCGCAGCAGGATCCGCGGCAGAATCCACGGCCCGAGCGCCGCCGCGGCCGCGAGCGGCCGCCCTTCGGCGGGGAGGCGTGAGATGGCCGATCCCACGCCCGCCGCCTTCCGGGCCCGCTTCCCGGCCTTCGCCTCCGTCCCCGACGCCGCGGTTGCAGGCGCGCTCGCGGAGGCCGCCCCCCGGATCGGCGCCGCCTGGCCCGAGGCGGACGCGACCCTCGGGCGGATGCTCCACGCCGCCCACACCCTGACCCTCGACGGGCAGGGCGGCCCGGAAGCCGAGCTCGCCCGGGCGGGCGCCCTCGACCTCAAGGGCTTTCGCAGCGGCAGCCTCCACCTCGAACGGCGCGACCCGCCGGCCGAGGCGCTGCCCGGCACGCTCGGGCTCACCTCCTACGGGCGGCGCTTCCACGAGGTGCTGCGCCGCAACGGCATCGGCGTGGCGGTGGTGTGATGGGCCTCCTCGACGGACTCGGCCGCCATCTCGGGGGGGTTTTCGCCCCCCTGTTCGACGAGGCGGTCCTGCACCGGATCGGCCCGGACGGCGCCTCCTCGGACGTGCCCGTCCGGGCCCGGATCGACGGCGCCCGGGAGGCCCCCGAGGAGCCGGGGCTGCCGGGCCGCCTGGTGCGGATGACCGTGCTGACGCCGGGCCTTCCCCCGAACCCCGACGACGAGATCACCCTGGCGGGGACCCGCCACCGCATCGTCGCGGTGGAGACCGACCCCGCCGGCAGCCACGCCCTCATCCAGGGGAGACCGCTGTGAACCAGAGAGCCGAGACCGGCCCGCTCCAGGCCCGGCTCGCCCGCCTCGCCCGGGCCGGCGGCGACGCCGCCCGGGCCCGGGCGCGGGAGGCGGCGAACGCCCTCGCCGCCGAGATCGCGAAAGACCCAGCCGACGGGCGCGCCGAGGCGGCGCAGACGCCCGACGGCGCCGTCGTCGCGGTCGAGGCGCCGGGCCTGATCGCCCGGGAATTCGGCACCGCGACGCGGGCCGCCCGGCCGGTGATCGGGCCGGCCGTCGCGCACCTGACGGGGAGGGCGTGATGGCCGTCCTCGACCTGTCGCCCCAGCTCCTGCGGGCGGTCCGCACCCGCCTGCTGGCCGATCCGGCCCTGCGCCCCCTCGTCGGCAACCGGGTGCGCGAGGTGGCGAGCGCCCGCGAGGAATGGCCGTTCCTGCGCGTCGATCCGCCGGAGGTCGGCCCCTACGAGGCGCAAGGGTGGCGCGGCTGCACCTGCCGCCTGACCGTCCACGCCTTCCTGCGCGGCGCCCGGGACCTGCGGCCGGTGCAGGAGCTGCTCGCCGCGATCGCCGCCGCCCTCGACGAGGCCGACCTGGCGCTGACCCGCGGCGAGCTCCTGTGGCTGTCGCACGAGCGCAGCCTGGTCCTGCCGGAGCCCCTCGGGCCCGGCTCCTGGCACGGCGTCGCCCGCTTCGCCGCCGTCGCCGCGGAAACTGTCTGATCCTCTCCCTCGGAGTCGCCCCCCATGGCCCAGCCCACCACCCTGCCGTTCTCCGCCATCGCCGTGAAGCTCGAGAGCCCGACCAAGGCCGGCACCTTCGAGGCGCCCTGCGGCCTCACCGAGCGCGCGGCGCAATTCACCAAGGAGACCAACGCTTCGGTCGTGCCCGATTGCGCCAACGAGGATGCCGCGCCCTTCGTCGACCGGTTCGCGGTGTCGAAGTCGGTCGCGGTCTCCGGCAAAGGCGTGATGGCGCGCCAGAGCATCGCCCGCTGGCGCGCCGCCTTCGACTCCGACGCGCCGGTGCGCGCCCGGGTCGAGGTGAGCGGCGCCGGAACGGAGGGCGGCGGCACCTGGGAGGGGCTGTTCCACCTCACCAGCTTCGAGGTCGGGGCCGTGCGGGCGAGCGCTGCACCGTCTCGGTGGCCCTGCAATCGACCGGGGCGGTGCCGTTCACCGCGGCGGCGTGAGGCGGATCATGAGCCGCGACGGCCATATCGACCTCGACCTGAACGGGACGACCCACCGCTTCCGCCTCGCCATCGGCGACCTCGAGGCGCTGCAGGAGGCGACGGGGGCGGGGCCCGCCGACCTGCTGCACCGCTTCCATGCCGGCCGGCTCTACCGGTTCCGCGACGTGCGCGACGTGCTGCGCCTCGGCCTGATCGGCGGCGGCACCCCGGTGCCGCAGGCCCACGCCGTCGCCGGAAGCCTCGACGGGCAGCCCTGCATCCCGCTGATCGCCAAGGCCGCCCTGGTGCTGGCGGCGGGCCTCGAGGGCGCCGATGACGAGCGGGTCGGCCGACCGGCCGGCGCTGCGGGCCCCGGGGGGCGGATCGCCTTCGCGGCGTTCTACGGCGCCGCCGCCGCCATGGGCCTGCCCGCCGCCGACATGCGGGCGATGAGCCTGTGGCAGCTCGCCGCCTACATCGACGGCTTCAACCGCGCCCGCGACCCGGACGCCGCCGACGCCCCGACCCCGCAGGAGGAGGACGCGCTCTGGGCCTGGCTCCGGAACGCGCCGGATGACGGATCGCCCGCATGACGACCGAGATCGAGCGCCTGGTGGTCTCCCTGGAGGCCAATGTCGAGGCCTACGAGCGCGAGCTCGCCCGGGCCGGCCCGCTCGCCGAGCGGGCGATGTCGCAAGCCGAGCGCGCGGTCGAGGCCGGATCCGCGCGCATCGCCGCCGCGATGGCGCGGGCCGGCGCCGAGGTGCGCGACGAGCTCGCCCGCATGGCCGCGCCGGAGGCCCTTGGCCGGCTCCAGCGCGCGATGGAGCAGGTCGGCACGGTCCCGGCCGGCGACGGCGCCGCCCTGAGGCGGGTCGACGACGCGGTCGGAAGCCTGACCGCCCGGCTCGGCGAGGCCGGCTCCGCCTCGCGCGAGGCGGTGGCGGGGTTCGAGGCGGTGGCGGGTGCGGTCGGCGGGATCGCGGACAGGATCCCGGCCGCCGCCGACCTCGTCGCCGATCTCGGCCGGCGGGTGAAGGCGGCCGCCGACGAGGGCGCGGCGATCCGCGCCCGGATCGCCGACGCCTTCGCGATCAGCGACGCCGCCCCCCGCGGCAGCCTCGCCCCGGCCGCACCGGCCGCCTCCGCTGCCCAGCCGACGCGGGCACCCGTTCGGTCGCCGGCGGGGCCCGCCACGGCCGCGGAGCCGGAGGACGATGCGTTCCGCGACGAGGTCGCCCGCCTCACCCGGCGCACCGGCCTCCTGAAGATCGAGGCCGACGCGGTCGGCCGCGAGGAGGGCGCCACCGCGAAGGCCGAGGCGGCGTTCCGCCTGCTGGAGGCGGCCAAGAAGGCCGACCTCGCGGTGACGCCGGCGTTGCGCGAGGAGGTCGACCGGGTGGCGGAGGCCTACGGTGCGGCGACCGCCCAGGTGGAACGGGCGGAGGCCGCACAGCGCGCCGCCCAATCCGCCTCGCGGGAACTGGGCTCGGCGCTCGCCGACAGCTTCAAGGGCGCGATCCTGCACGGCGAGCGCCTGACCACCGTCGTCGCGAGGCTCGCCACCACGCTCGCGAGCCGCGGGCTCGACCGGGCCTTCGACGGCCTGTTCGGCCGCGGCAGCCCCGGCGGCGACCTGATCGGCGACGCCCTCGGCTCGCTCGGCCTGACCCAGAACCCGACCGGTCGCGCCGCCGGCGGCCCCGTGACGCCGGGCGTCGCCTACACGGTCGGCGAGAGCGGGCGCGAGACCTTCGTACCGCTCCAGCCCGGACGCATCCTGCCGGCGGCGCACGGCGTCGCCCCGCAAGCCGCCGCGCCGAATGTCCAGGTCTCGGTCTCGATCGCCACCGCGGACGCCCCGAGCTTCCACCGCTCGGAGGCGCAGGTCAGCGCCGCCCTGGCCCGGGCGGTGCAGCGCGGCCTGAGGGGCCTGTGAGAGCCGGGCCTTCGAGAACAGCATCGGGAGCCCGTGAGCCATGCCGAGCCCCTTCCACGAGGTGCGCTTCCCCCTCGCCCTGTCCTACGGCTCCCGCGGCGGGCCTGAGCGGCGCACCGAGGTCGTCACCCTCGGCTCCGGCGACGAGGAGAGGAACAGCCTCTGGCGCCACTCGCGGCGCCGCTACGATGCGGGCCCGGCCCTGCGCACGGCCGAGGACGTCGCCGTGCTGATCGCCTTCTTCGAGGAGCGCCGCGGGCCCCTCTACGGCTTCCGCTGGCGCGACACCTTCGACCACTCGTCCGCCGCCCCCGGCCAGGCGCCTGCGCCCACCGACCAGCGCCTCGGCACCGGCGACGGCACCACCCGGGCCTTCCCACTCGCGAAGACCTACGGCGGCGCCTTCGCGCCCTATGCCCGTCCGATCACCAAGCCGATCGCCGGCTCGGTCGCGGTCGCGGTCGGGGGTGTGGCGCTCGCCGGCACCGCCTTCGCGCTCGATGCCACGACCGGCCTCGTCACCCTCGAGGCCGCCCCCGCCTCCGGGGCGGTCGTCACCGCGGGCTTCCTGTTCGACGTGCCGGTGCGCTTCGCCACCGACCGCATCGAGATCGACCACCAGGCCCTGCGCGCCGGCGTGGTCGCCGACATCCCGATCCTCGAGATCCGCCGGTAGACGCCATGAAGATCCTGTCGCCTGCCCTGACTGCCCGCCTCGCGAGCGGGGTCACCACCCTGTGCCACTGCTGGATCGTCACCCGCACCGATGGGCTCCGCCTCGGCTTCACCGACCATGACGAGGACCTCGTGGTCGACGGCGTCACGTGCTCGGCCGAGAGCGGCGCCACCGGAACGGCGCTCGAACAGGGCACAGGCCTCGGCGCCGACAGCCTGGAGATCGTCGGGGCGCTGACGAGCGGGCGCCTGGCTGAAGCCGAGCTGGCGCACGGCCTGTTCGACGGCGCCGCGGTCGCGGTCTGGCGCGTCGACTGGTCGAGCCCGGCCGACGGCGTCCTCGTCCTCTCCGGCACCGTCGGCGAGGTCTCGCGCGGGCCCACCGCCTTCACGGCGGAAGTCCGCGGCCTCGCCGATCGCCTGAACCAACCTCGCGGTCGGGTCTACCAGCGCTCGTGCGACGCGCTGCTCGGGGACGGGCGCTGCGGGGTCGATGCCGAAGCCGCCGCGATCCGCGGCGCCGGCACGGTCGCGACGGTGCGCAGCGCCCGCGGCGTCACCGCCTCCGGCCTCGCCGGGTACGTCTCCCGCTGGTTCGAGGCCGGCCGGCTGGTCTGGACCTCCGGGGCCAATGCCGGCGCCGCGGTCGAGGTGCGGGCGCACGCGCGCGCCGGCGGCCTCGCCGTCCTCGACCTGTGGGAGCCGATGCCGGCCCCGATCGCGCCCGGCGACGCCTTCCAGGTGGTGGCCGGCTGCGACAAGTCCCTGGCGAGCTGCCGGGACAAGTTCGCCAACGTCGTCAACTTCCGCGGCTTCCCGGACCTGCCGGGCAACGACTACGCCGTGGCCTACGCGGTCCAGGGGGCAGACAATGACGGAGGCCGCCTCGGCTGACACCCGCGCGCGCGTCGTCGCGCTGGCGCGGACCTGGCTCGGCACGCCCTACCACCATCAGGCCAGCGTGCGGGGGGCGGGCTGCGACTGCCTCGGCCTGCTGCGGGGCGTCTATGCCGGATTGACCGGCCTCGAGCCGGAGGTTCCGCCGCCCTACACGCCGAGCTGGGCGGAGGACCTGGGGCGGGAGACGCTGCGGGAGGCCGCCGCCCGCCACCTGGTGCCGCTCGCCCCGGCCGCGGCCGAGCCCGGCGACGTGCTGCTGTTCCGCTGGCGCGAGGGGCTGCCGGCCAAGCACTGCGCGATCGTCGCGGCCGGCCCGCCGAGCCCGCGGATGATCCACGCCTATGACGGTCACGCCGTGGTCGAGAGCTGGATCCCGCCGACCTGGTCGCGCCGCATCGCCTACGCCTTCCGTTTCCCGGAGCTTCCGAGATGAGCACGCTCGTCCTGTCCACCGTCGGCCAGGCGGTCGGCACCGCCCTCGGCGGCCCGATCGGCGGCGCGATCGGCCAGATGGTCGGCGCCGCCGGCGGCAGCGCCCTCGACCGCGCCATGTTCGGGTCCAAGCCGAAGACGCCGATCAATCTCGGCCCGCGCCTGTCGGACCTCCACGTCACCGCCTCGACGGAAGGAGCGGCGGTCGCCCGCGTGTTCGGCCGTGTCCGCATCGGCGGGCAGATCATCTGGGCGACCAAGCTCAAGGAAGTGCAGAAGGTCGAGAAGGTGAAGTCCTCCGGCGGCAAGGGCGGCGGCGGGCAGAAGGCCTTCAACGTCACCTATGCCTACAGCATCAGCGTGGCGGTCGCCCTGTGCGAAGGCCCGATCGTCGCCGTGGGGCAGGTCTACGCCGACGGCAAGCCGATCAACCTCGGGGCCTACGGCGCCCGGGTCTATCTCGGCGACGAAGCGCAGGGGCCCGACCCGAAGATTGCCGCGGTCGAGGGCGCCGACAGCGCCCCGGCCTATCGCGGCCTCGCCTACATCGTGTTCGAGGATTTGCCCCTGGCCGGGTTCGGCAACCGGGTCCCGGTCATCACCGCGGAGGTGATCCGGCGTCCGGCCAACGCCTCCGGCCGGCCGCGCCTCGAGGAGCTGGTAACGGCGGTCACGATGATCCCGAGCATGGGCGAATTCACCTACGCCACCGCGCCGGTCAACGCCTCGACCTTCGGCGGGCTCGCCGGGCAGAACACGGTGTCGGGCGGGGTCGACGCGCTCAAGGCGCTGGACCAGCTCGCCGCCGAGGCGCCGCGCTGCCGCCACGTCTCCCTCGTGGTCGCCTGGCACGGCACCGACCTGCGGCTCGGGTCGTGCCGCATCGTCCCGAAGGCCGAGACGGCATCGAAGACCACCAAGCCGGAATGGCTCGCCGGCGGGGTCGACCGGGCGGCGGCTGCCATCGTCAGCGGCGGCGCCTCCGGGACGCCGCTCCTCGGCGGCGCGCCGTCCGACCTGTCGGTGGTGCAGCTCGTCCAGGCGCTCAAGGAGCGGGGCTACGCCGTCACGCTCTACCCGTTCGTGATGATGGACATCCCGGCCGGCAACGGCCTGCCCGATCCCTATGGCGGGGCGGAGCAGGCCGCGTTCCCCTGGCGCGGGCGGGTGACCTGCCACCCGGCCCCCGGCCGGCCCGGCACGGTCGACAAGACCGCGGCGGCGGCCGATCAGGTCGCGGCGTTCTTCGGCACGGTGGCGCCGGGGGACCTGGCGTGGAACGGCCGCACGGTGACCTGTGCCCGGGCGGAGTTCTCGTTCCGCCGGTTCATCCTGCATTGCGCGCGCCTGGCCGAGGCGGCCGGCGGGGTCGACACCTTCTTGATCGGCTCGGAGATGATCGGGCTCACCACCGTCCGGTCGGGCGTCGCGACCTTCCCGGCGGTGGCGCAGCTCGTCGGCCTCGCGGCCGATGCGCGGGCGATCCTGGGGAACGCCACGAAGCTCGGCTACTCGGCCGACTGGACGGAATACGCGAACCATCGTCCGGCCGACGGCTCGAACGACGTGTGTTTCCACCTTGATCCCTTGTGGTCGAGCCCGAACATCGACTTCGTCGGGATCGACAATTACATGCCGCTCGCCGACTGGCGCGACGGGTTCGACCATCTCGACGCCCAGGGCAGCACGTTCACATCGGGCGCACCCTCGCCCTACGATCCCGGCTACCTCGCCGCCAACGTCGCCGCCGGCGAGCTGTTCGACTGGTCCTATCCGACGCCCGCCGATCGCGACGCGCAGGCCCGGGTGCCGATCGCCGACACGGCGTACGGCGAGCACTGGGTCTTCCGCATCAAGGATTTGCGCGCCTGGTGGTCGAACCCGCATCGCGACCGGCCGGGCGGGGTGCGCCGAGCGACCGCAACGGGGTGGGTGCCGCAGAGCAAACCGGTCCGCTTTATTGAAATCGGCTGCGCCGCGATCGACAAGGGCATGAACCAACCGAACGTCTTCGTGGACCCGAAGTCGTCGGAAAGCTTCCTGCCCTACTACTCGAACGGAAGGCGCGATCCTGCGGCTCAGCGGGCCTACCTGGAAGCGACCTTGGCGTACTGGCAGGGCGGGAGCGGCAACCCGGTCTCGGCGGTCTACGGCGGCCGGATGGTCGATCCGGAACGGCTGTTCGTCTGGACGTGGGACGCCCGGCCCTATCCGGACTTCCCGCGCCAGGCCGCGGTCTGGAGCGACGGGCCGAACTACCGCCTCGGCCATTGGATCAACGGGCGCCTCGGCCTGGCGCCGATCGCCGATGTGGTGGCCGAGCTGTGCGGCGGCCTCGGGGTGCCGATCGATGTCGGCCAGCTCTACGGCCTGGTGGAGGGCTACGCGGTCACGGAGGTGCAGACGCCGCGGGCTTCGCTCGAATGCCTGCGGACGTGCTTCTTCTTCGATGCGGCGGAGTCGGCCGGCCGGCTGGTCTTCGCGCCGCTCGCCCGGGCGCCGGCGGCATCTCTCACCGCCGACGACCTGGTGGCGCGGGGCGGCACCGGCGGGGACTACCGGCGCACCCGGGGCGAGGAAACCGCGCTCCCGGGCGTGGTGGCGCTGACCTACATCGATCCGCACCGGGGCTACCAGTCGGCATCCGTCGAGGCGCGCCGGACCAATGGTCGGGCCAACGCGGTGCAGCGGGTGGCGGTGCCGCTCTGCCTGGACGAGGGGGCGGCGCGGGGGATCGCGCAGGCCTTGCTGTATCAGGGCGTGGTCGAGCGGGAGACGGTCGGGGCGACCCTGCCGCCGTCCTGCCTCGCCTTGGATGCCGGCGATGTCGTCACCCTGTCGCTGGCCGGGAGCGGCGCCGACTACCGCCTGACCCGCCTCGGCCTCGAAGGGGGCCGGCCGGCGAGCGGCATCCGCACGGACCTCGCCGTGTTCGCCTACCGGGACGGCACCGCGACGCCGCGGCCGGCCGAGCCGCCGGCGACGGTCGGGGTTGCGCTGTTCCAGTTCCTCGACCTGCCGCTCCTGCGCTCGGACGCGGTGCCGCACGCGCCCTACCTCGCCGCCTACACGGCGCCGTGGTCGCCGGTGTCGGTGCTGCGCGCAACCGCCGGCGGGGCCTTCGCGGACGACGCCACGGTGGGCGCCCGGTCGATCATCGGGCGGCTGACGGCCGATCTCTACCCGGGCCCGGTCGCCCGGTGGGACCGGGTGAACAGCGTCTATGTCGAGGTGCCGCGCGGGGTCGAGCTGGTCTCCGCCCCTGAAATCGACGTGCTCAACGGGACCAACGCCGCGGCCCTGCTGACGCCGTCGGGGGACTGGGAGGTGCTGCAATGGGCGCAAGCGACCCTGCTGGCGCCTGGCCGGTACCGGCTCGCCACCCTGCTGCGCGGCCAGCTCGGCACCGACTTCGCCCTCGGCGCGCCGACCCCGGCCGGCGCGCCGTTCGTGGTGCTGACGGACGCGCTGGTGCAATCGGGGATGCCGCTCGCCTCGCGCACCCTGCCGCTCGCCTGGCGCTGGGGGCCGCTCGGGCTGCCGCAAGACGATCCGAGCTTCACCGGCGCCACCCTGGCGTTCCGGGGCGTGGGCCTGCGCCCCTACGCGCCAGCGCAGGCCCGGATGGTGCGGGCCGGGTCGGGCGACCTGGTGCTGTCGTGGGTCCGGCGCACCCGGATCGACGGCGACCCGTGGGAACAGGTCGAGGTGCCGTTGGCCGAGGAAACGGAGGCCTACGCCCTCGACGTGCTGGCCGGGTCCACGGTGCTGCGCACGTTCGAGGTCGGGGCGCCCTCCGTCACCTACACGGCCGCCCACCAGGCGGCCGACTTCGGCGGCCCGGTCACCGGCCTGTCCGTCGCGATCCACCAACTCTCGGCAACCTACGGCCGCGGCGCGGCCCTGAGGGCGACCCTGTATGCCTGACGCAGCCACCGCCAACCTCGCCCTGCCGCTGCTGCAAGCCGCGCAGGCGCAAAAGCACGTCACCCACAACGAGGCGCTGGTCGCCCTCGACACGCTGGTCCAGCTCGCGGTCCTCGACAAGGACGCGCTGGCGCCGCCCGCGAGCCCGGCCGAGGGCGACCGCTACCTGATCGCCGGCGCCGCCCCGACCGGGGCGTGGGCGGGCTGGGCCGGCCGGGTGGTGCGCTACCAGGACGGGGCGTGGCGCTCCTTCGTGCCGCGCCCCGGCTGGCTCGCCTTCGTGGCGGACGAGGCAGACCTCTACACCTATACAGGTGTGGCCTGGGCCTCGTTCCGCTCCACCCTGACGGCGTTGCAGAACCTCGCCCGGCTCGGCATCGGCACCACCGCCGACGCCGCGAACCCCTTCGCCGCCAAGCTGAACAAGGCGCTGTGGACCGCGCTGACCACGGCTGAAGGCGGCACCGGGGACCTGCGCTACACCCTCAACAAGCAAGCCCCCGGCAACACCCTGTCGCTGCTGATGCAGTCCGGGTTCTCCGGCCGGGCCGAGATCGGCCTGACCGGCGACGACGACCTTCGCCTCAAGGTCTCGGCCGACGGGAGCACCTGGCGCGAGGCGCTGCGGGTCGACCGCGCGACCGGCGGCCTCGACCTCGCGGCGGCCGAGGCCTCGGTGCCGATCGCCGCCACGGTCGACCTCGGCGCCCTGCCGGCGCTGCGGGTGGTGCTCACCGGCTCGGGCACGGTCTCGAGCTTCGGCACCGGTCCGAACCGGGTGCGCTTCCTGCGCTTCACCGGCGCCGCCACCCTCGCCCACAACGCCGTGAGCCTGGTGCTCCCGGGCGGGGCCGCCCTCGTCACGGCGGCCGGCGACACGGCCCTGGCGGTCTCGGACGCGGCGGGTAACTGGCGGGTGGTCGATTATGCCCGCGCCTCCGGCAAGCCGGTGGCCGGCCCGGCCGCGGCCGAGATCCTGGACGCCAGCGCCTCCGGCCTCGCCGTGCTCACCGGCTCGCCGGCCTCGGGCGCGACCGCGCTCGGGCTCGGAAGTGCCGCGGTGCCGGTGTTCGGGGGCGTCACGGTCGGCTCCCCGCCGCTGGGGACCGCGGCCGGGACCCGCTCGCCGGCCGTCACCCTGGTGTCGGCCAATGTCGGGAACACGGACCAGCTCGGCATCTTCCACTATCGGAAGCAGGCCGGCAGCGATCACACCTCCACCGAACAGGTCATCCAGCGTCGCGTCGACAGCGTCGACATGGGATTTCTGTCCTTCGGCTCGTCCAACGTCTGGCTCGGCAGCGGAACGACCAAGGTCTTCGGCATCGGCGGCAGCGAAGCGGTCCTGAACGGCTCCCTGAACGTCAACGGAGATCAAAGGACGGAGCGCATCACGAAGCTCTCCACCGCCGGCAGCCTGCGGTGGAAGTTCGGCGCCGACAGCAACCCCGAAGGCGGAGGCAACAACGGAAGCAACTTCGTCTTCTACCGCTACGGCGACGACGGCTCGTTCCTCGGAAACGCCTTCTACATCGTGCGCGCGACCGGCGCCGCCACGTTCGAGAAAGAGATCTTCGTCAACGCGAACGTGACCATCACGAACGCCGGCGATGCCAAGTTGTATGTGGAAGATACCGGCGCGGATGCGACCAGCTACCGCCGCAAGATGCTGTACTCGTCCCGCACCGTCGGGGGCGGGTCGGACACCCTGATCCGGGCGCAGCGTCCGTCGGATGCGGCAACGCTGGACTACGTGTTCGCCGCCGCCTTCCCGGGCACGGTCCTCACCTCCGGACACTTGGCGGGCGGCCTGCCCGGGCCGATGCGGCTGGCATCCTACACCGTGGCGACGGTCCCGGCCGGGTCGGCCGGGATGCTGGTCTACGTCTCGAACGGCCGCAAGCCGGCCGAGGGCGCGGGCGGCGGGACCGGTGTGGTCGCCTGCTACTCCAACGGCAACTGGCGGCGGCTGTCGGACGACAGCCCGGTCGCGGCGTGAGGTCATCATGGGCGAACCCTACCTGTACGAGTTCCTGTATCGCGGCCGGCCGGCAGGCTCGGCCGAGCCCCCGGCCTGGCACGTCGTCATCGGCCAGCACGTGACGCCGCCGGGCGCGAGCGAGGCGCAGTTCGTGGCGAGCGGGGCGCTGACGCCGGCGCAGGCCGACGCCGCGGGGTTCCCGCTCGCGGCGGTGCTGGCCGGGATCGATGCCGCGGCGCTGTCGGGGCGGGATGCGGCGGTGTCCGAGGCGGCGGAGTCGCGCCGGGCGCGGGATGCGGCGGTGGCGGAGGCGCAGGCGGCGCGCCGGGGGCGGGACGCGGCGGCGGAGGAGCGCGACGCCCTGGCGACGCAGCTCGCCGCGGTGCAGGCCGCGCCGGGGTCGGCGCCGGCCGCGGCGGCGATCTCGGACCGGCAGTTCTTCCAGGCCCTGGCTCAGGCCGGCGCGATCACGCCCGACGCGGCGCTGGCGGCGGTGATGACGGGCGTTCTGCCGGCGCCGATCGCCGCGGCGGTCGAGGCGCTGCCGGAGGGCGAGCGCTTCGCCGCCCGGATGCTGCTGTCCGGCGCGACCGCGTTCGAGCGCGGGCACCCGATGGTGGCGCAGCTCGGCGCGGCTTTGGGCTACGACGCGGCGGCGCTGGACGCGCTGTGGCGCGAGGCGGCCGCCCTCTGAACCGCCGGCCTGCGACCTCACCCCCCTAACACGCGCCCGACGCCTCCCGGCCGGCGCACCGCACTCCCCCCTGACAATCCGGAGAAACCGATGACCGCGACGACGTTCGAGCGGGCGATGACGCTCGTCCTGGCCCACGAGGGCGGCTGGTCGGACGACCCCGCCGACCCGGGGGGCGCGACCAACCTCGGAGTGACGATCGGCACCCTGAGCCTCGAGCTCGGCCGGCCGGCGACGAAGGCGGAGGTCAAGGCGCTGACGCCGTCGCGCGTGGCGCCGCTGTACCGGCGCCGGTTCTGGGACGCGATCCAGGGCGACGCGCTGCCGGCGGGGCTCGATTACGCACTGTTCGACTTCGCGGTGAACAGCGGGCCGAAGCGCGCGGTGATCGGGCTGCAACGGGCGCTCGGCCTCGCCGACGACGGGCGGCTCGGGCCGGTGACGCTGGCGGCGCTCCAGGGCCGGGACGTGGCGGCGCTGGTGAACGCGGTGAGCGACGGGCGGCTGGCGTTCCTGCGGGCTTTGTCGACCTGGCCGCTTTTCGGCCGCGGCTGGGGCCGGCGGGTCGAGGAGGTGCGGGCGGCGGCCCTGGCGCTGCGGGTCGCCCCGGGCCCGGCCGCCTCCTGCCCGGCCTGCGGCCGGCCGCTCGCGGCCTGACCCCCGGCTCGAGATCCCCGCCCGAGATTCCCCGCAGGAGACCTGCATGAACCAGGAACAGCTCACCGCGCTGCTGCGCACCCTGCTGCAATTCGGCGGCGGCATCGCCGTCGGGCACGGCTGGATCGACGCCGAGACCGCCACCGCCGTGAGCGGCGCGCTGCTCACGCTCCTCGTCACCGCCTGGAGCCTCTACGCGCGGCGCAATGCCGGTCTCGTCGCTGCGGCCGCCGCGGTTCCCGCCGTCAAGGCGATCCTGGCCGACCCGGCGACCGCGCAGGCCGTTCCGAGCGCCAAGGTCCGGCCGGCGGAGTAA